TTGGTACATAATACATATTTTGATCAAGTTCTTTTTCAAATCTTAAGAAGTGATACATCCCTGCACTTTCATAACAGTCAACATCAGTCAATAACACCCAATCAGTCTTTGCAAATTTCATTGCTAGGTTTTTACATGCGTGTGAATTGAATCCCATATCTTTCATTACATCAATGCCAATAAGATCAAATCTTTCTTTATGAATGTTTATAGTGTCTCTAAAATATTGTCTGCCTTCTTCATGGCCATCGTTTACTATAATTACTCTAGGTCTAAATTTATATTTTTGAGCCATCTGATTGTAGAACTCGCATTGAGCATACAGATGATCTTCTTGACCATACCAAGTCATTATTACTGTTAAATCGTTATACTTTTTCATTCATCTTATCTTGTTCGTTTAGCCATATGTCACTATACATTGTTTCTTGATAGTTGTCAAACCAAGGACCGCCATCTGTATAGTGAATTGCTTTTGGGTTTTCTAAGAAATAATAATCATCAAGACAGTTCCACTCTAATGGAATATTACCAATATCTTTATCATCTAGCCATCTAAATTGATGGAAGTCTAATCCTGGTCTATGATTGTTTAGATAGTCTGGTTTTAAAACTTGGTTTCTTGGATGCTCATTATTAAACACAACCAAGCTAGCCCAGTTCTTTCTATATGCTCTGTGCTGTGCAACTCCATCCATCTTTATCTGACTGTTAGGAATATATCCTGGATGCTGTACACAAGACACTGCAAACTTTGGATCTATAGAGTCAATTAGTTTTTGAGGATCTTCTAAGAACACGAAGTCGCAATCAACAAATATTGAGTATCCTTTAAAGTCGCTAAGGAACGGTACCCAGAATCTTGTAAATGTAAAGTCAGTCGATTGAGGTTCTCCCCAGTCTCTATTATATTCTTTTATGTCTTCGCTAAATAGTTTGTTTACTTTGATATCAGATCTACTAGAAATACTATACTCACATACTTCATATGCTTTATGTTCTCGTTGATCGTATCCTATAAATATTTGGGCTGGTGAGCCAGTAGTTATAGTCATCTCTTATTTCCTCCCTTTTCTCTATGGACTTTTGAAAATACTCTTCAATATTTTCTGGATGAAAGTCGCTGTAATAGTCAAATCTAATACACCATGGAAATGCATGTTCTGTTAGCGTCTTCTTGCTGAATATGATCATTGGCATGCCTAGCATTCTAGCAATCCACATATGTGCACCATGATATCCAATAACACCTACACTGCCCTGCATCTTCTTGATAACATTCATCATAGGCGATTCGTAATGAACGTGTTTTAAATTCCATCCACGTTTCTGTATAAGTGATCCAACCTTAGGCCAAGCAAAACCACTAGGTGTTCTTCCTAATGGATCTTTCCATGATTTGTGTTCTGCATATTCATGTAGTGGTTGTTCATGTTTGATGGAGGTTACCATAGTAACATTCTTCCAGTTTTCATGGACGTTATCGTAATCATTTAAACCAGTGGTAGCAAATCTTAGGTTATGACATCTAAACCAATCGCTGTTTGTTTTGCCCATTTCATAGTTATCATGATTGTAAGCAAGGTCAGAATCATATACATGCTCAATCTTTACATCAAAGAACAAAGGCTTTTGTAGTAACGTCTCTGTCAATGATATTATATCTTGATACGTTTCTGAATCGTTCTCTTTAAATTTACTTGGACCTGATTGTGGCCAGTGAAATCTTAATATGACATCAGTACTATTAGTATCAGCCATATTCATTGCATAAGATATCGGACTGATGAAATCACCATATCCTATTTTACCTTTCCAGTTAATTACTAGTGGATCATTTCTAACATCTAGTTTGATTGCTTTGTAGTCTTTGTACGGATCATCTTGTCTAAATTTTGTAAAAGGATTATTTGGCATTAGAAGAACACCGCGTCATTAAATGATATTGCATAACTAATTGTTACCCTATGTTTTTTCTCAAATTCATCTACCTTTCTTGCAAACAACTCTTCCCACCACTCTTGTGTGTGCAGGTTAGTGTGTAGGTTGGTTCCATCAGGAAATGTCTTCTTTGCTTCTGTTAGTGCTATGCATACAAACAAATGTCTTCTTGTATATCCTACTAGCCTTTCTACAATCTTATCCGTATCATCGGGATGTAAATGTTCAAGTACATCAGTGCACACTACTAGATCAAATCTTCCATCCGGAAGTTTATCATATTTTGAAACGGCTGGATCATACAAACGCACGTGCAGTTCATCGTTATTAAATGTTGCATTTCTGTATTTCCAGTTCCACCAAGTAGCTTTGCCACAACCATAATCAAGTATAGTTTTAACTCTAAACAAATCTACCATTCTTGCTAAGTATGGAATGTGCTTGAATAAGGATGAACCTTTAGAGAACAGTGGATCTGTCTCGTGTTTGTATTTGTAATGTTCTAATAATTCACCTGAATCCATAATTACCTCAAAGATGATATCGTCGCCCCTCGTTTGTACCCTCGCGCGAATATCCGACAAACCCCCGCTCTTGCTTGTCTTACCACAGCCACACTACCAGATTGTGTGGCGATTCAATATAGCTATTTTATGCTATCTTGTAGATAAAGTCAACAATTATTTCCAACTAAATGACATTGTTGCTCTTTCTTCTAAAATTATTGGAGTATGATATACCCCAGCTCTTATATATAAAGCATCACCTGGTGACAGTGTAAAACTACTATGCTGCTTATCACTCTCTACTGTATATGCTGTCCTATTCCACATTTGAACTAAAATGACATCCATGTCATCAATATGCCTTCCATAATTATGTCCATCTGTTTTCCAATTTCCATATATGTGAGATTCTGTACAACCAAAATGTGTGTTCATAAAATTCTGACATTGTGAGAATTGTCCACAATAATCACCTACAAATTGTAACCATCTATTGTTATAGTTTGCCTCATCTTCTTTTGTGAGCCAGTTATGTTTCTTAGCCCATTGATATTGATCGACTACTTCTAAAGCAGTTGGATTGGGTCTGTATATTTGTCGGTGTATTCCAAATCCCCATTCATAAGATTCGGTTAACCAGTCTTCAAAATTGACAGAAGCTCTTGCTATATGTTTAGGTAGATTCACAATACCAACTCACAAGTACCAGTCGTAGACCTGATTCTACTTTTGCAACTCCATGCAGGAATGCTCTATCATACATCATGGATTCTCCGACCTCAGGCTTGATTACCATAGGAATAACTCGAGACTCGTCTTCGACATCATTACCCTTTTTATATCCAACAGATTTATTATCATTAGCGCTCCAAGGTAATAACGATACCGTCTCACCGCCAACTAAGTCTGCTGTGTCTACTAATGTGACTACGGTAAGTTTTACCTTCTCATCATCATCAGTATGTAGCCTTGTAAATGCTCCTTTCTTATACATTACAAAATAATGTTGTAAACATTTTAAATTACCATTTTCTTTTGCATATTGATCTATCTTCTTTACAGGTTCAATTCCATGAGTACTTCCTAGCCTTCTTTTATCCACATTGGCAAGATTGTAATCTTGTTCTGCAATGTTTGAAGGTATTGAATTGTACAGATCTATAAGAGCATGTCTCTCATCGTTTGTAATTAATTTTTGTATCTTGTAATGCATATTCTAATATCTATTATAGTATATATTGTTATTTAAGTCAACGAAAAAAGGGCCGTAAGACCCTTCGTTCGTTCTAAAGACTACTTAAGCTGCTTCCGCAAACTTAAGAGCAGTCTCTAAGGCATTAACTTTTTTAGTCTTGTTAACACCGTACCAGCTAGAAGCTAGTCTTGTATCGTTCTCTCTTCCAAGAACATGGTCAGTCATATATGTGACTGCATTAAATGCCTGCCAGTATGAACCTTCTGCAAACTGAGCACCAGGCTGAGTTCTTACAATGTCCATTGCTGATTTAGCATTCTTAGATGCGAACTTCTTAAAGTCCTCAGTAGAAGTAGGATCAAAACCAACACCTCTTAGCTTAGGGTTCTGGTTAGGGAACACTGTAGCAAAGTATGCTTGTAAGTCATCTTGACCGTATCTTTTACCGGATAAGAATGTAGCCATATCTTTGTATGTTTCCATCTTACCTTTTGCAATACCTAAAAGCTCTTTAGCTTCTTGAGCATCGAATGCTTTCTTGTGACTCATTGAAACTTGATAGTCTCCTTTCTGAGCTAAAGAAAGAGTTAATGTATTATTACAAACAACTCTAATAGGAGTAAACCTAATATCAACTGCTCGTCCATACATGTGAGGGTTAGTGAGTAGTAGATAAGATTCTACTATATCCTTACCATTAATAGTAAAGTCGTCTTTTACTTTAGCTAAGCACCAAACTCTTTTACCATCTTGAAGAGATCCAGCTGTGTGCATCTCCATGTCGCCTGCTTCAACAAACTCTCTAAAGAATTCAAAAGCGTCAGCATTTTGAACTGGAACCCAGTTCTCTTTAACCATGTCTAAAGGTTGTCCATCAGACTCCCTTACTAACATGTCGTGTCCTGAATAGATTTCTTGACCATTAAATGATGCAAATGAAGGAATCTTAGCGACTCTCCAATCCAATCCAGCTTCTTTGAGCATACCGTCAACTCCGATATTCTCGTCTACTTTAGTACCAAGACCATGCCAAGGAAGTTCCCCTGCGTAAGCCATTGTTTCTACCATATGTGCCATAATTTTTCTCCTTTTGTCAAATTATGCATCCATTATACTAAATGGTTGATTTAAAGTCAACAGTCAATCTCAAACAATCTCAACTATTTCTTTAGACCCGTCCATTAGTGGCTCTTTTGGTTTATCAATCTCTGGCCATATCTGAGCATACTTAATATTAAGATCTATAAAAGGTATTTGGTTTTCTGGAACTTCTTCTTCGTGAAAGATAGCTTCTTCAGGACATTCAGGTACACATAAGTCGCAATCTATACATACCTCGGGATCAATCACCAAAAAATTTGGACCTTCCCTAAAAGCATCGACTGGACACACCTCTACACAAGTAGTGTGCTTACAACCAATACATCCTTCACCAACTACATATGCCATTACTTAATCTCTTTAACTCCTATCATCTCCAGTCCTTTTCTAACTTGAGATCCAGGATTAACTTTCATTTCATTATCATACGTTACATCTATACCGTGTACTTCTTTTATTGCTCTAGTAATTCTATCCCAACCTTGAGGTCTTCTCTTTCCTTTATTACTTGCTTCAAAGCAACTGTAGCTAGAACATACCTTTGGTCTGTCCGTATAGATAGAACATAACTTATGTCCTTCATTATTAGTCTTTAACTGAGGGCATGTGAATTCTATTTCAAAAGGAGTTACGTTGCGACCCAAGCCTTTACCTACTATATCGAGGTTCCTTTTATTATGTTTAACCATTCGAGCATTAGGGTTGGTACCAATCATAACATCCATCCACTCCTCGCCGATACCATTAGCTAATTGAGTAGTAGAAGTCCACTTACAGCAGAAGCCACATCTAATGCAAACATCAGAAGTAATGAGTGATTCATCTAGTGGTTTATATGCCATATATTATAGTGCCCCTTTATCTTGCCTTCTCACAGGAGAAGAGTATACGGATGGGTGTATTTAAAGTCAACGGATAAATAAAATAAATAATAAAAAATAAAGAGTTGATTTATATTCTTATTTATAGGACAATGTTAAAATGAAATATAGAGCTGTAATGATTTGTGACTTTGATAATCCAGTCTCAATGGCGTATGCAAACATAGCAAAGAAAACCTGGGAACCTGTCAAGGATGTTGAGGTAGAGCTATGGCAATGCTATACACCAGAAACAGAACTAACTGCAAAGTTTAGTATACCATGGGGTGAGTGGAGCAGTGCTTCAAAGTATCGAGATGTAAAACATCAGATTACTCCTACAGAGAGATGTTGTCTTACATCTATGTTCCATTGGTGGAAGCATATTGCTGATACAGGTGAAAATGTTATTATATTAGAGCACGATGCATTTGTCAGAGACCCAAAGAAATTGGATATGCTGGTTGAACAGATTCCCGAACATGATTTGTGGTGTGCAGGGATTGCTGCTGAATGTATAACTCTAAGTCCAAGGTTAGCTAGATTTGCTATGGACAAGTGGTTAGATAAAATGCAGATAATTGATGCTGGACCTTTAGCTGAGCTGTTTACTTTAATTCATGATTGGGGTAACCTTATGGGCAAGATGAAAAAGAAAGTAGGATTAACAACATGGCCAACTGGTCATATGAAAAACTTATTAGCTAGAACAGAGCTATATAAAATTTCAGATGGTAAAGATATCCTTAAAGGTAAGAAAGGATTGCAACGTGCACCAGTAACTCAGTGTTACTATCCTGGTAAGAATACTATTATCCATCATGCTACTAAAGGTGGTATAGATTATAATGATGATACATACAATCAAATGGAAATACTGGAGAGCTTAGATTATGAATAAAGATCAAAAACAAGCAGCTGCTGATAGACTTGCTGCAGCAAGAGAAAAAAGATATGCTAAGAACCCACCAAAGTATTCTCAATACTGTCAAGAGGTAGTAAAGCTAGATGACGATGATGACTTCAGCATGAAGAATGTTAGAGCTTGGATAAAAGAAGCAAAGCAACACCAAGCAGCAGAGCACAGATCATTCATGGCTGGAACTAATGGAGCATTGGCTAAGAAAGAAACATGGAAGTGTTATGTAAGCCAACTTGAAAACTATTTAAGAACAGGTGCGTATACAAGTTTATTCGCTGGTGGTGATATGGAGAAGAGGGTTAGCAAGTATTGTATAGCAATGGCATACTATGAAAATGGTAAACCTAAAAGAGAGTTTGGTACTTATTATAATGATTGGATGCAAGTGTGGACTCCTGAACTTGAGAATGAAGAAAGACAGTCCTTTGGTATGAAGCAATTGAACTTCAATGATAAAGGACACATATTAGTAAAGTCATCATCTAAGACTGTAAAGAAAACTACTAAGAAAAAGCGCAAGCCTATGACCCCTGCAGCAAAAGCAGCTTTCGTTGAAAGAATGCGTAAGGCTAGAGAAAAGCGAGCTAAATAGTTACATGGGCCAAGTTATTCAATTCCCTCTTAATAGGGAAAACACAAAGTTCGTTGAAAATGAAACTCAACGATTAGAGAATATTAAGAAGTATCAATTCGAGCTATGTCTTAATTCAGCAATTGAGCTAACGTATCAATTGTTTGATGAAATACAAGCTAGAGGAATTGACCTTTCCCACAAAGAAGACTTGGATAGGGAAATGTTAATGGTATGCGAATCAATTAAATCAGTTCTGATGAAAGCTAGTGAATTAGATCACCCATTACAAAGAGTAACAAGTCAATTAATAAACGTCGAAGATAGTTCTATCTTCATGAATCACTGGAAAGATTATTTAGACCGATCTGTTGACTCTTAATACAAAATCAAGTATAATGTGGTTTTGATTTGGAGATAATTTATGATATTGGTCGACCTCAATCAGGTTATGATCAGCAACTTAATGGCGCAGATCCACGGTCGTGGTGATGTAGACGTCAGCGAGGATTTGCTCCGTCATATGGTACTTAATTCTCTTAGAGCTAATAGAGTTAAGTTTAACAAGAAATATGGCGAGCTAGTTATATGCTGTGATGATACTAATAACTGGAGAAAGAAACTTTTTCCATATTATAAAGCACATCGTAAGAAGGCTAGAGATACTTCTGATTACGACTGGCCTCATATTTTTAATTGTCTTAATAATGTTAGAGATGAACTAAAAGAGTTCTTTCCTTATAAAGTTATCCAAGTAAGTACAGCAGAGGCTGATGATATTATCGGTACTCTATGTCATGAGTTTGGAAAGCAATTGGGAGAAGGTGAACCTATCTTAGTTCTTTCTGGCGATAAAGACTTTGTCCAGCTTCAAAGATTTGTTAATGTAGATCAATATGATCCAGTAAGAAAAAGAAAGATTCAAAGTAAGAATCCTGAAGAGTACTTAATAGAACATATTGCAAGAGGTGATAGAGGTGACGGAATCCCTAACTGTTTATCTAAAGACGATGTATTCGTTACTGGTGGTAGACAAAAGCCTATGAGAGCAACTACATTAACTAAAATTAAGGAGACTGTAGATCAGCTTGGTACACATGGATTAGATTCTAGTATTGAGTGGTCAGGAGCATTCCAAAGGAATAGAGCTTTGATTGATTTACAGTTTACACCATCCGAGATTAGAAAAGAGGTCATGGACCAATTTAACGGTCAGGATAAAAATAGAGGAAAACTGTTTAACTACTTTATTCAAAAGAAGCTAAATAACCTCATAGAAAATATAAGTGAGTTTTAATATGAAAGAAGGACTAGGCGAAATAATTAACGAAGTCAAAAAGGCTAAATCGGTTGGAGAGAAAATTAGAATCCTGCAAAGGAAGGATAGTAGAGAGCTAAGAGGAATCTTAGAGCTTACATACGACAACAGACTTAGATGGGGACTTCCAGAAGGTAATCCACCTTACAAACCATTAGATAAATCTTTTGACAATCAAGGAATGTTTTATTCTGAGATGAGAAGAATGTATATCTTTTTAGAAGGTAAGACTAATCTGACTCAAGGAAGAAGAGAACAACTCTTCATTGAGATACTAGAGCAGTTGGATCCGGATGACTCTAAACTCTTACTAGAAGCTAAAGATAGAAAAATCAAAGGCGTCTCTAAGAAAATAGTTAAACAAGCATACGAAGACTTTTTGACAGATCCAGCAAATAGCTAATGCCACTATACGATTTCGTAGACACTGAAACCGGTGAGGAGTTTGAGTTGTTACTCAAGCTATCCGAACGTGAGGAATTCTTAAAAGATAATCCTAACATAAAGCAAAAGGTTGGTGCTCCTATGATCGTAGGTGGAGTTGATGGTCTGCGTAAGATTGATGATGGCTTCAAAGAAGTTTTACAAAAGATAGGTGAACAGAACCCTCAATCCAATTTTGGTAGAGAGATGAATTCAGCAAAGACCGGACAGCAAGGTCAAATTAACAAAGCTGTCGACAAATGGAAGAAGAAAGCCGATAAAGATAAAAAGGTTTACAGTTCCAAAGGAATAGATTAATGATAGAATGCACACGTGATAATTTACTCATTGCAGAACTAAAAGGCAAAGAGAAAAAAGAAACAACGACAGAGGGTGGAATTATATTATCTGCAGAAGTGGATGACAGTAAACCTGCTCCGCCTCCTGGTTTAGTAATCAATGTTGGACCAGATGTAAAGTATATCAATCCAAACGATGTAGTGTTTGTTGATTGGTCTAAAGGAATAGTAGTAGACGTTGATGACGATAGACAAGGCGTTATAATTCCCCTAGAAGCAGTTAAAGCAGTAGACAATGCATAAGCAGTTCGATCTACAGCTCTCAGACCTTCAGAAACTGCCTAGAAAGAACGTTAATGGCAAAAGAGTATATGAGACACCAGATGGGTCTCATTACCCGTCAGTAACGACTATAACGGGTCAGATGAATGCTAAGGCAATCAGCGAGTGGAGAGCTAGAGTTGGATCAGAAGTTGCTAATAAAATAACAACACAAGCCTCATCAAGAGGTACGTCTATTCACAAACTTTGCGAACATTATATATTAGGTACTATGGACGAAGTAGAAGTAATGCCTAGTAATTATGAAATGTTTACCGCTATGAGTAATCATCTAGCTGAAACAGTTGGTAAGGTTTACTCAGTAGAAGGGTTCTTATACTCAGACTTTTTAAGATCAGCTGGTCAAGTAGATATGATTGCTGAATACAATGGAGTTCTTTCTATAGTTGATTTCAAGACAGCTAAGAAGAAGAAAAGAGAAGATTGGATCCAGAATTACTTTGTTCAAGAATCAGCATACAGCTTTATGTTTGAGGAAAGGACTGGAATGAAAGTTCCTCAGCTAGTTACGGTTATAGGGGTTGATGGTGAAAGTGAACCTCAGGTGTTTATAAAGAACACAAAAGAAAGGAACCAATATTTACTTCAGTTCCTTGCTCTTAGAGATCAATTTGATCTAGGTGTCTAACAATCCTTTAAGCATCACATCCCATTGTGCTGCTCTTACATTCCAACCATAGAATCCATCAGCATATGCTTTTTGCATATTAAGTCTGTCTTCCATTTTATCATCTTTAATTAGTCTTAAAGCATCAGCTAATGTCATCGCCATTCTTGTTGCGTGTTGACTCATATCTTCTGTAAAATCATATTGTAGAGTCCAGTTAGCAGTCGTCTCAGGCAATGCAGCTAAGCTACTATGTACACAAACACATCCAGCACTCATTGCTTCTATCATAGCAATACAACTTGTCTCTGGCCATATGCTTGGTAATGCAAATATGTGTGCTTTCTGTAATGCCTTCTTAACTTCTTCATTAGGAACGTGTCCATGATAAGTCATATGCTTATGTGACTTTATCTTTTCAAACAGTCCTTCATATTGCTTATCTCTTTCTTCCCATCCATATATTCCAAATGAACTATACACATCTAAATGCCACTTAACATCAGGTAACATTTTCTCTATCCATTCCATTACTGGATACAATAGTTCTAATCCTCTATGAGGTGTTGTATGATATATGATATTGATACATTTGTCTGAATCGGGCTTGTCATGAGGTTCAATTGGTTCTATAGCATTCTGTAACACTACCAACTTACTTGCTGGCACACCTAAAAAGTCTTGTACTTGTTGTCTCTGCCAATGAGATACACAAACAATCTTCTCAAACTTTTCCCATCCGCCATCTTTAAGATGTTGCATTTCTGGATCTTGAGCTAGATCGTGTACCCAATATATTGGCTTTTTGCCTTCCTCTAAACCTCTAAAACGAGATGGTATAATTTGAAAGTTAGATACTAACTCTTGATTTAGTCTTTCATATAGACCATACTTCATTAACTCAGTACCGCCCATAGCATTTTTATCTAGTTCGTTTTGAGGCACCCCATTAGGGTCGCCTATTATATTTAACTTCATAGCGATTTGTCAATAATGTCTGTGCTTCCGCTGGAAACTTCTAGTATTGTTTTTAAATTATCGTATCCACCAATTAACATATCGTTTTTGTAAATCTGGGGCATGGTTCTAGCGTTAGGATTCTTTTCTAACAGCTCTTTTAAAAATTCAGGATTCTCGTTGATGTTTCTTACTTCAACATTATAATCTCTTAACTCAAACTTTGCTTTGTCGCAATAAGGACAGTTGTCTTTTGAATAAATTAACCACTTGCTCATAATATATGTTCCTCTCTTTGTTTTCTTGCAGTTCTTTTTTTACCGCTTTTACTTATATATGGTTTCTCAGATAAACCCTTTGTACCAGGATTGTAACCAAAAAGATTAGCAATACCTGCTAACGCTAACCACACAACTGCTATTAGTATAACTCCATCCATATTATAATTCAACAGCAAATATCTTATCTGCGTCTACTTTCTCCAAATCAAAATTAATACTTACACCACAACCACACGATGCTTGCTCTTTAGGATTTACAAACTTAAATATTTTGTTTAAACCTTCCTCTACAAAGTCTAAGGTCATTCCAGATAGATAAGGTACACTCATTTTATCGATGAGTATGTTGTATTCTCCATTAGGAAGGACGACATCATTAGGACCGCCATCATCATTGCTAGAATCAAAGACGTACTCAAAACCAGCGCACCCACCACCGGTGATTCCCAGTCTGATGTTTTTCCATTTATCATTTGACTGATTTTTAAGTAGCTGTTTGTTAGCCTCATCTGTTAACTCTATCATTGGTTATGTTTTCTATGAGCTGTTTTCTCTTCCCAATGTTTTAATGCTCTTTTAATACTATCTTCTGCTAGTACTGAACAATGCAACTTAATAGGAGGCAACTCTAATGCTTCAGCAATGTCTTTATCTTTTATATCCATAGCTTCTGTCATTGTAAGTCCTTTTAGCATCTCTACAAACATAGTAGAGCTTGCTATGGCAGAACCACAGCCATATGTTTTAAATTTTACATCTAGGATTGTATCAGTGTCTGGGTCTACTTTAAGATCTAGCTTCATAACATCACCGCAAGCAGGAGCTCCGGTTAAACCTGTTGCTATGTTTGGATCTTTTGGATCAAATCTACCCACACCATGAGCGGCAGGATTGTTTAAAACATCTTCAAATCTCTTTACTACTTTTTCAGAATAAGCCACTTATAAATTCCCCTACTGTTCTAAATATTGGAAAATAATATCCAGTTCCTGTCCACCACACAATGATATTATTGATAACCATTATTTTAAAGAACCCAATCCAGAAGATTGTCCAAGCTGCTTTTTTACCTTTACTCAGAAGGAAGTTAAGTATTGGAAATTTCCAGAACCATAATCTAACTTTCACGTTAAATTGCTTCTTCTTTAAGCATTTCCCATTCAACGTCTCTATATTCCGGATGGAATGTATCTAACTTAACGTGATCTGGATACTTAGCAGCATATTTTGCATATTCTACTGGAACCGGTATGTTGAATCTTGCTCTGACTTCTTCAATATCTTCTTCTAATAAAGCCATTGGACTTAATAATCCAAGTGATGGATCCACTTGCTTAGATTGTCTCAATGCTTCTTTATAAACTTTCCATACATCAAGGTTTTTATTCTTTTTAATTTCTTTTACAGTGCCACCAAACCCTACAATGTGAGGTGTCCACCATTTTGCAAATCTACTTGTATAAACTTGTATCATTGCTTCACCAATTGGTGAGGTATCATATCTAAGAAGTGTGTGCCATATATCATGTGACAATAAGAAATGCCTTGATGTGTTTTCTCTCATTTCATCTTGCCATCCAAAGAAAGCACTCTCTCTTCTTTCTTCTGGTTTATATCTTAGGTTGTAAATATCTTCTAACCCAAATGTTCTTACTAAGTTGGCATAGTGAGCGCCTACGGTGTTAGGCGCTAAACTATCTAAATAATCTAAATCCGTTAATTTTTTAAGTACAATTTCCTCTACGTATTGCCTGTCATTGTATTTTCTACCCCATAAAACATTTCTTCCATTTTCTGATTCTCTGAGTTTTCTAACCATATGAATAGTAAAAGGAATTCTTAGCTCACGGTATAGAGTAATAACATGGTCGAGTCTATCCTCGCCAATAGCGTCTACGTTATAGCCTTGTATACCAGTTTCACCGTACGTGGTAAAAAGGTGATATAGGGATCTTGTTATCTTAATCGGATTCCACATCTTACTTTCCTCTATTATCTATTTCTCAGGTTGAACTAAAGTCCAAACTCCATAAATTAAACCAATCCAAGCTGCTACTTTAGCTAAACCGCCAAATAACAGAATTGATCCACATATTGCAATTAGTCCAAGACCATCAAGAGATGTTCTCTCTCCCAGTCTACCTTTTATCCAATCTAACATAGATTTCTCCTTTTTTTTATTCCCAAGGAAAAACGATCCACTCGTTATCCTTATGGGTATTTATAAGTTCTCCAGAATAGTTACACTTGAATTCCGAAGAATCTTTAGATAAGAGAGCAGCAAAAGATCCGGGAAAAGGTCCTATCATTTCAAGGACTTCTCTCAGAGTGGATCCACTATCATTGATATCATCAACTACTAAAGGGTGTTGATAATCTTTTATTAAGTCATAATCGAATGTAGTGTTAGCACATTTGCCATCTCTCAGTGAAATGTTTAATGGTATTAGTGGAACATTAAACATATGTGATAGTTGAACAGCCGGAACTAACCCTCCTCGGGTTAGCCCGACCACAACATCAGGGACATCGTCACCTATCTGAGCAGCTATATGGCTGACCAGTTCATTATATTCGTCCCATTCAATAACCCGTCTTACAGGTTCTTCATTGCCCATTTAAGTACCGCCTCTGGCTTACTTACTTCATAAGGATCTGTTTCAGCATTGTCACCAAAACCCTCCTCAGGAAATACCTCTAATACTGTGCCCGTAGAACCATCTACGACCATAGCATATCTCCAACTGCGCGAACCAAAGTTGACATTCTTTTTCTGCACCATCATGCCTAATTGAACAGCAAGATCACCATTTCCATCAGGAAGTGATTTTACATTTTTAATGTCTTGCTTTTCTAGCCATGCATTCATTACAAAAGGATCATTTACTGATGTACAATAAATGTCATCAATACCTAGCTGATTAAACTTACTCATAAGCTCATCAAAACCT